AGCCATCTAAATAACGAGATTGGCGGCATAATTACCTATTCCGGGACAATGCCTGAATACAGAACTGCTCAGGCAGTTGGACCTGAAATGTTCACCCATCTCGACAGACTCTATCAGAGGGCCTATGAGATTGTGGGCATTTCCCAGTTAAGTGCTTCAGCGAAGAAGCCTTCTGGAATCGACTCCGGTCGGGCCTTGCGTGAGTACCACGACATTGAGTCCGAGCGATTTATGAGCTTTGCCAAGGACCACGAGAAGATGTATCTGGATGTTGCCAAGATCATGATTGAAATGGCCCGCGACATCTACATGCGCGAGGGCGCCTACAAGGTACGTTCTTTTAATCGGGCATTCGTTGAGCAGATTGACTGGAAGGACATTGACTTAGACGAGGACAAGTACGTCATGCAGATGTGGCCCGTCTCAATGCTTCCGGCTACTCCTGCGGGCCGATTACAGACCATTCAGGAGATGATGACCGCAGGTCTTTTGAGCCGCGAGGACGGCCTATCGCTTTTAGAATTTCCCGACCTCAAGGAGGTTCAAGATCTCCAGAACGCCGAGCGCAATGACATCAACATGATTATTGAGCTTTTGATTGATAAGGGGGTTTATGTTTCACCCGAGCCATTTACCAATTTACCCTTAGCCATCAAGACGATTAACTCGGCCTATTTAAAGGCTAAGACAGAAGGCGCACCTGACGATCGTTTAGAGTTGTGCCGAAGATTTATCTCTGATGCAATGGCGCTTCTCTCGCCGCCGCCGGAGCTTGCTCCGCAACCCCAGCCTATGGCACCAATCTCCCCGGAGGCCGAAGGCGCAGCAATGAATCAGGGAGCCAGTCTAACCCCCGTTGATTTAACAATGGCAACTCAGCCGCCGCCATCAGCAGCGATGGGCGGAGGAGCTTAACTAACATTAAAGGAGAATCATATGCCCGAAGAAGAGGTCCAAGCGGTAGAGGTACAGGAAACACCTGAATCTGAAGCGGAGGTTCAAGAAGAAGAATATGTAATGCCCGAGAGCTTTATGATGGAGGATGATGGCTCTACACCGGACTACTCCAAGCCACCCGGCGGCACATCATTGCCGGCAAAAGAGGAGGAGGTAACACAGGAGGCATCCGAAGAGGAGGCCGAGGCCGAAGCTGCTGCCGAGGAACCTGAAGAGGAGGCCGAGGAAGATATTGTAGCCAAGGTGGCTGCCTTCAGGGAGAAGGCTAAAGAGGAGAAATCTCGACTTTCCAAGACGAACGAGCTTGATGGATACCGGGCCAAGGTTGGTCGCTTTGAAGAGATGGAGCGTTTAAAGCGTGACGATCCTCTCAAATTCATTAGGGAAAGTGGTCTTAACTTTGAGGATATTGCCGAACAACATCTGACTTTAAATCAAAAACCAACGGCAGATCACAAGCTTTCCCTCCAAGAAATACGACTTGAGGAGCTGGAATCTCAAAACAAGCAGCTAATTACCAGATTGGACCAACAGGACGCCCAAGCAAGTAAGAACTATTTTATTGGACAAATCAAAGAATTTGTTGATAATAATAAAAGATATGATCTCATTAAAGAAACAGATTCGTACAGCAGTGTATTGCGGGAAGCTGAAGAGTTTTACAACGACACCGGGCAACAGCTCGATGTTTCTGACGCTTGCAAGTTGGTTACGAAGAATCTTCGGGATATAGCCAAACGGTTCTATTCGTCAGAGGCGCTAGCCGGTGAGTTCGGATATGAGAAGAGATCTCAGGATAAATCCCCACAGCAGACCAAGGGGAATGGTAAAGTTGGCGCAAGCACTCCTAAGACCCTTACTAACAGTATGACCGCACAGCCGTCCGTTGAGAAGGAAGAAGACATCCTCAAGATGGATAGGCGTGAGCGCGTTGCTCGTTCGGCCAAACTATTACAATTTACTTAGTAGGGGGTAGGGATATCTCCTATAATCTTAGGAGAAGAAAATGGCTTTAGATTTTACGTCCTTTCAGAACGCTCTGAAAGAACATTATAAACCCTTGGTTGTTAAAAACCTTGTATATAAAAATAACCCTTTACTCGCACTGATGGATAAGTATGAGAAATTCGGTGGTGAGGGAATGCCAATTCCCGTAATCAACGGAAACCCTCAGAACCGCAGTGCGCTTTTTGCTTCGGCACAGGCACCGCAATCAGTGGGTGGTGTAGCATTGGATTATCAGGCTAGTAAGATTCAGCAATTCTTTATTAGCCGAATCACCGATTATTCTATCGCTCAAATCAGCGGTCAGATGATCGATGCTTCCGCCTCCAATGCAGATGCTTTCATGAGGGCGGCAACCACAGAAATCGACGGGGCTTTACACTCTTGTTCGCGTTCTTTGGCTGTTGCTATGTATAGAGATGGAAGTGGATCTATCGGTCAAGTAGGTACGCCTACAGCCTCTTTAGGCTCGGCAACCATCGCTCTTGCAAATGCCGAAGACATTACTCACTTTGAAGTGGGTATGGCGTTAACATCTTCACATACTGCTACCGGTGCAATCATATCGGGTGGTACTGGTGCAAATATTGCTGTTGTCGCAGCGGTGGATAGAGATGCCGGAACAATTACGGTAACGGATATTGCCGGTGTTGCTGATGACTGGGATGATATTTTTGACTCTCCTGTATTGGGTGACTTTATTCAGGTCCTTGGTGATGCTCAAAACGCAGGTGATGCCAAGAAAGTAGCAGGTCTTGATGCTTGGGTTCCGGCGACAGCGCCTACGGCAACCACATTCTTTGGTGTTGACCGCAGCACGGACCCTACCCGATTGGGTGGTGTTCGTTTTGATGGTTCAGCACAGCCTTTAGAGGAAGCCTTAATTGGTGGTGCATCTTTGATTGGTCGCGAAGGTGGCCGTCCAGATCATTGCTTCATGAGCTTTTCTAAGTTTAGCGACTTAGTTAAGAGTCTTGGCTCTAAGGTTATGTATGTAGATGTTGAAGGTCCAGCCGGGGTTGGTTTCCGCGCTCTGGAGCTTCATGCACCTTATGGAACAATGAAAGTTATTCCTGACCTTAACTGTCCAGACAATGCNGCTTATTTGTTGCAGTTGGATACTTGGAGTCTCAATAGTATTGGGGCAGCTCCAAAGATCTTAATGCAAGATGGTAATCGTATGTTACGCGTCAGTAACGCCGATGCTGTTGAAGTTAGAATTGGATACTATGCAAATATTGCTTGTAATGCTCCCGGCTGGAACTGCCGCGTAGCCTTATAGATTAATTATTAGGGGGAGTGGATACGCTCCCCCTTCCGCGTAAGGAGAAAAAAATGGCAAACAGAACTTTTGATAATGTTCAAGCCTTAAATAAAGAAGTTAAAGTTATATCGGGTCAAATATTGGCCTCGGACCCTTTGACTGACCCCGATAATTTATCGTGGGCGAATACAGAGGGGATTGGTTTTTCAGCAGACAGTAATGGAAATACGGGGGAGATTGTAATCACCCTTCAGGATAACTATGTTGGTCTTTTGTCTTGTACCACTAATAGCTTAACGGCTACTGGAATAGAGTATCAGACACTTTTGGCCGAGGATGTAGAAAGCACCACAAGTCCGGGTGTAACCCTTCAAAATATTGATGGGGCCGGGGCAAAGGGAAATTTGGCCGCAGGTGATATAGTATTTTTTACATTGGTTCTCCGGAACTCCACAGTTCAGTAGGACTCAAAGGGGGGCGAAAGCCCCCCTTATAAACGGAGGCTCCAATGGGCAACAGCACGACACTTGCACAGATGCGGCTCAGGGTACGCCAACGTGCAGATATGGAGAATACGAAGTTTGTTTCTGACTCGGAAATAAACACCTATATTAACGATGGCCTCTCCGAGTTAAATGACATTTTCATAACGAAATATGAGGAGTACGTGGTTAGCGCCGCAGGCCCTCTTCAGCTCACCGCCGGACAAGAATCCTACAGTCTTTCCGGCGACTTCGGCATCTTTAATTTCATGAAGATATTGGGTATTGACCTGAACACTGGCGGACGCACTATACCGATGAAGAGGTTCATGTTTAGCGAAAGGGATTACTGGACCATCCCCAATGCACCTTGGAATATATCAGTGGTGCCCTATAGGTATTCTGTTCGAGGCGAAGAAATATTCTTTTTCCCAAAAAGCGGAGTAGCGGGCACCATAACAATATGGTACATCCCTCAATTCTGTAAACTGGAAACTGATACCGACGCTATCTGTAACTTCCTTCCCTACCTAAATAATGGCTGGGAAGAGTACGCAGTTATTACGGCTGCAATAAAATGCCTACAAAAGGAAGAGAGCGATACAGGACCACTCATGCAAGAAAAGAGGATACAACTTGGACGCATAGAAGGGGTTGCTCAGAACAGAGATGTTGGAGATCCGGGAAGAATTGCCTATGTAAGTTCCGGTCATAGCGAGTGGTGGTGGTAGATGACTTTTTTCCAACGCCAGCAATCCTCTGATTTAAACCTTCAGAAAATGCAGGAAACTCTGGAGAAGACTTCGATGATTCCTTTTTCGTCGGCCATTGTGCGCGGGGAGCTGGTTAAGGATGTCCTAATAAAGGCAGGAGAAACTTCGACAGTGAGCACTCAGCTTGGTCGAGCTTGGCAAGGATTTATAATTGTTAATCATGTACGGGACGTAGGAGGTGTTTATTTGGTAGTGAATGACACCTCAAAAAAAGTAGACAATAAAAAAGTTATAGCTTTAAAGGGAATCGGCACGGGCACAGGGCAAGCCTATTTTTCCTTTTGGTTTTTTTAGGAGATCCAAATGGGTTCAATGAATTTAGATTTACCTGTCGTCGGGGAAACGCCCGGAACAACTTGGGCAACAATGCTCAACACGGCACTTTCACCGAACATAGAGGAACATGACCACAGCACCGGAAAGGGCGTGTATGTAAAAACCACCGGTGCCGGGTCTGTTGGGATTAATGTTAATGGGGATATGAATTTCCAAGACATAGACCCATTGAGCCCGGGGTTTAACGCCTACAATCGACCTATAAACTTAAAGTCAATACAGCTTATCGCGGGCACGGCTGCCGGCACCTATCCCGTAACCAGTAATCTTAATGTTTATTGTGATGATCAAAACCTATTCTTCCGTGACGGCAGCGGTACAGAAATACAGCTAACCACGAGCGGGGGGGTCCCGGGGTCCGATCAATATGGGTTTCAGAATGACTATGATGCCTTTGCGCCTTCTATGGGTTACGCCAGATACGATGCCGCAATTAAGGAATTTGACTTTGCCAGTGATGCTGGATCTTCCACGGACGCTATCTTAACCTGTGTTGGTGTTACCAATACCGGTGGCGTTGCTGCCGGGTATAACTGGGGACCCACCGTCCTTGGCTTATCGGTGCTGGATGACGCTGGGTCAGTGAGAATTGGTAAACTTGAAAGTATTTTAGCGCCGTCTGCCGTCGATTACACCTATCCATCGCTGTGGTATGTTGAAGTAGCTCCGGCTGGCCCCGGTCACATTACTGATGCTCAGAATGGATTCCGTATTCAGGGCACCCTACTCGCCCCTTCCGGCGATTCGGCCGACGGGCCGCAACATCTAGATTTGACAGCGACGGCGGTGAACACGGGATTAAACTCATACTGGGCGGATCCGAATTTCCCAACGGTACCGTTAACTCCGCAGATAAGCGCAGATGACGGGGTAATTGCTTATTGGGGAAATCCCAAACCCACCTCCACCCAAACCGATTTATTTATTACCGGAAGTTACGATCAAAGACTGGGAAGATTCTACGATGGGATAAAACTCAAAGGGGGTGGCGATGTTGATATTCATATTGCCAACGGGGCTCCTCTTTCTGAATTTGCTTTGCGCGGCGGAGCCACCAACGACTTGACGTGGAGTTGGTATAATGGACTGTCCGTCTCTCTTGTGGAGATGGTTCGCGGCGGATCTACCAATGATACTTTTAATATTATTCAAAAAGGGACCGGTGACCTCAGATTGCAGACTGATGGTGATGTGGCCCTTGCCATAACTTCGTCACAGACCACTACTCTTCACGGTGACCTATATGTAAATGGTGCTCCCCTCACTAACAAGATTATTCTCGGTAATGGTTCCGCTGTTTCTTGCGGGATAGAAGTTGGTTCGTCCCGAACGGGGAGCGAAACTTCTTTTATAGATTTTACCACAGAAACCACGACCGGTGATTTTGATGCGAGGATACGTCGGCTAACTGTTGCCGGCGGTGGGGAGTTACTGGTTCAAAATAACGGTACCGGGAACACTGTATTAAGGGTTGGAGATCCAGCAGCAGCCGTAGAAACCCAGAGAGAGACATTTGCGGGTGCTGGTTTTCTAGGCGGGGCCATAGGGTTTGACAACCTCGAAACAGACCCCACCGAATTAAAGACCGGCGGG